CTATTATTACTCTATCTTTTGGCGGCGGGCATCCGATTATGTGCTTTTGATACGCTCTATATTTCTTACCCTTACCAACATAATAGGGCGTCCTATCCTCTCTCAACCAGAGATAAACGTAATACATTTCTGCTTTGACTGTCGTTATAGTTATTTATACAAGAAAAGGGCCATAAAGACCCCATTCTGCTTGAATAACGACAGACAAGCACTATTATTTATTACAATTACAGAGGAAGTTTTGCTTTAGAAGTTCTCTTCATAAAGTTAAGACGAGTGGCATCCCACTTGAGTCTTTCTTTTAGAGGTTTTGAAATAAGTTTTGTAACTGACTCAACTTCAAGACTATTGACCTCACAATAATGACAAATTGCGTCAATATAATTGAAGTTTTCTTCAATTACAATTTTCTCTATTTCTAGAGCAAACTTGGAAGGGGTTAAAAATTTACTTTCTATTGCCTGTTCTAGTTCTTTATTTGGTTCCATAGAGCTCCAGTTTATCTCTAACAAACTTTCTAATGTATTCGGTGAGAAGTTTGATGTATTTTGCTTTGTCTCTTTCTTCATAAACGACGCATTCTCCATTTTCACAAGCCATAATGATTACAAGTTTTTTGACTGAAATACCAGTCAGTTCGTACAACATACAACCATATGCCATACATTGAACAAAATAATGTTCAATCCACTCACGTGGTTTAGGTTTTTTAGAAGTCTTAAAGTCGATTATTGCTAACTCGCCGTCATATTCGGCAATACAATCAACCGTCCCAGCAATACCTAGTTGCTTACTATATAGGGACCCTTCAAGGGCGTAAATATTATTTATACGATTAAGTTCTGATTTTGAGATTTTAAAGAGAAAATCTGAAAGAGGTTGAACTGGGGGGAGTTCTCGATTATAAAGATAATTCTCTACAAGAGAATGCATATCCGTTCCACGACTTGTCGCCGCTTTTGTGACACGCTCTGCTTCTTCTTCACCAACTTTTTTACGCCAGTTAATAAAGATTTCTTTATTAAAATGACTGGTCACCGAAGTGATGGAGACCAGTCGGATAAGTTCTTCTTCGTCTGGTATAAAGTAATAACGAACTCCATCTATTGTAGTTCTTTCAAGTTTTGGAAGATTTATATCTATATGTTCAAAAATCATTGTTTATAGGAGTTGTCCACCCTTTATGATGTTTTCTTTTTCCAGATAATACACTAAAAATGTGAGATTTATTTAAATTATTATCTGCACAAAATTTAGAAATATTTTTTCCACTTATTATTTTACCACAAGGAGACTGCAATGTAAAGTGTTTGGAAAGACTTTCTGCTTTTTTCAATTTATGTTCTTCGGTTTGCTTTCTACCTTTATTTTTTTGCCTTATTTTTTCTTTAACTTCCTCAGAAACAGATTTTCCTTTATTCCAAGCAGTTTTGCCTTTATGCGCTTCACTTAGTTTTTTCCTAGTATCATCAGATGCTTTTTTACCATAATTATGATTTTTTATTCCTTTTTGAGATTCGCTCATTTTTCTTTTTGTTTCTTCACTATGTTTTCGCCATTTACATTTTTCAATAAAAATATCACTTCTTTTTTTACCCTTTAATGATAAAGATATTTTTTGTTTAGTTGGTGTAGAGTGTTTATTACTTTTCCAAGAAAATTTTTTAGAAGTTTGATATGCTCTATTAGCAAAGTGTGGATTTTCAACTACTTTATAATATTGGTGTAGGATAATCTCATCAACATATGCTTCTTCTCTTGTATCATAATCACCTTTTAAGATTATCTTTTGAGTTGGTTTAAAGTTTTTATCATAAAAAGAACCAAAATACTTTACATCTTCTTCCGGTAGGCATTTACAAGTTCTTGAACCAAAATATCCCATACCCCACTGCTCATAGGAATAATAGACATAATGATACTCTTTTGAAGTTTCCATAGTTCTGCTTCTAAATTAAGGTCGCAATAATATTTATAATAAAATAGGGTAGATTTCTCTACCCTTCTCTAAAAGTGCGACCTTGTTAGAGCACTTTTATTTAGACATATAATCAAAGGGTAATTCCCAACTCATATTTTGCCAGCAAATATTCTTTAACCAAAGATGAACGGACAATATCATTAATCCCAAATTCTATTATATCAAATGAAGGCATTTTTCTAATGATATTCATAAAATCAATAATACCATTTCTTTCACTTGTTTTAATTAAATCAGATTGGGTAGCATCACCACAGAAACAAATTCTACTATTTTCACCTACACGAGTAATAATTGAATCTAATTCGTGCCCATTAAGATTGGAAAATTCATCTACAATAATAATAGAGTTGTCTAAAGTCGTCCCTCTGATAAATGAAGTGCTCCAGAACTTAATCGTTTCCTGAGACTTTAAGTTTCCATAGAGCATCTCAAAGTCAGCATCAGAAGGCATCTGGAACATATACTTCACCATATTCTTATAAGGAATCTGATAAATATCTGCCTTATCTTCATGAGATCCAGGAAGAAAACCAATCTCTCTTGTAGCGACTAGTGAACGAACAAGATAGATTCTTTCATAAGGAGTTGACTCATCAAGAACGTCTTGCAAGGCATTGTAAAGAGAGATAAAAGTCTTACCTGTTCCAGCACATCCATAAGCAACTAGATGTTTTCCAGCAGCATAAGATTCAAATAGACGTTTTTGATTATCAGTAAGAGGATCGATATCAATTAAGTATTCAGCACTGAGAGGTTTTCTCCTCTTCATTTGTTTTGCAGTCAAACCAACTCCGATTGGTTGATCATTTGTTCTTTTTCTTCTTGCCATATTAGAGTTTTTTAACGGTTGAACCTGGTGCCTTACTGGCTTTTTCTAATACATCATTCCATCCAGGATTGCGATTGATGAGTTTATTTCTCCACTCACCAACTTCTCCAGGAGAAGGACAAGTGGAGGGATCAGACCAATCGCGGGTCCATTCAGGATTATCTTTTTTCCACTGGTCCCAGTCGTGGATACTCATTTCCACTTCTTTCTGTTCACCAGTTTTTGTATTCACTACGGGGTACGTTGGCATTGTTATAATTTCAAGATAATTTATTTAGACCCATTCAAGGGCTTCAGCAACAGTTGGGAATTGTTTGGTAAATACTTTCTTACATTCCAGAGCAATATCCATATGTTCTTTCTGAGTTCCATTAGCAGAACGAAGATTGATATAATGAATCCAGCTACGGCAGGATCCCGTCATATAGATGCGTGTGGGCGTCGCTAAGGGCAATACGAACCTTGCACACTCTTTTGCTACTCCCTTATCCAAAAGTTCTTTGTAGAGTTCCATAGACCCCTGAAAATGATCATTAATCTTTAACCAAAGATCCTGTTTCATATCTTCAGAAAGATCATCAATCGAGTTCTGACGATTCTTGGTATCCTGACGACGAAGGTCTGGTACAGGAATCGTTTCACTCAACAAAGAACTATCTGCATAACGCTGAGAAAACTCTTGAAATGTAAAACTACGGTGGCGCAGAATTTGTGCTGCGATACCACGATTCGTTTCAATTTCAAGACTCATAGACGACTGCTCAAAAACAGACCAATGATTGTGCTTAATACAATAACGTAGCAGACCTGCATAGTTTTCAGAATCTTGATTCGCTGGATTAGAAACCCTAGCAATATATGCCATTGTTTGTTCTGCATCGGGAGTCACACTGATAAGTTTTACTGTCATTTACCAAATCCTTTTGATGTTTTTGCTTCAAGTTGAGTGAGTTCTTCTTCTAAAACTCTTAACTGTGATTTCATTTCAATCAATTGCTCAGCAGAATATAAGTGTTCTTGTTTAATCAATCTACGGAGCAGTTTCATCATTTTTCGTGCCCTACTAGTCATCTAAATCAGAATCCTCAAAAATTTCGTCGTAATCTAAAATTGGTCTTTTTCTGACTTCTGGTTCCGTATACTTGTTATATGCAGAAACATCAGAATAAACTTCTGCTTTCAGAGAATCAACCAAGAGTTCTAGATTACGAACAATGAGTTTTAGTTTGTCTCTGTCCATAAAATACTATTCTCTTGAGGTATTTTAACATAAAAAAAGGAGGGGATCAACCCCTCCTGTTAAATATTGGTTCTATATCTAAAACTTGCTCAAACCACTCTTTAAGATGTATGCGATAACAAGACCAATACTTACACCCACGATATGTAAGTTGATAACAGGCAGGTTCTCTGCTGTCCTTATCCATATCGTCCCAGTGGTAATGGTAATCCATTACTTAAAAAGAAATTGAATATAAAGCGACAATAAAGTAATTACAACCGCACAACCTGCGGTAATTTGTAATACTGCGAACATCACTTTGCTCCAACGAGTTGTGCTAGTTGTGCCTGATGACGACGCTCTTCTTTTTGTTT